ACCACTATCGACATTTACGGTGAAACGTATCTGGCGATGGTGAAAGACGATAACGGTATGCCGGTCAGTTTCATGCCGATGCACCCCTCGCGGGTGGCGGTGATTCGTGATCCTAAAACCAACCGGTACAGCTACACATTCCAGGCAGGTTCCGGGGTGGCTGCCGAGTTGGTTCGGTTTCCGCAGGAAGATGTGGTGCCGTTCCGACTGTTCAACCCTAAGCGGGTTGAGCGCGGCCTTAGCCGCATGGAGTCGTTGAGGTCTACAATTTTCGCCGAGGATTCTTCCCGTAACGCTACTGCGGCCATGTGGAGCAATGCTGGCCGTCCTAACATTGTGCTTACCTCCGATAAGGCGTTGGGTCAGGCTGGCCGGGAACGGCTGGCTGGTGCCTTTAAGCAGGCCCACGGTGGTTCCAGTAACGCCGGTAAAGCGTTGGTGCTTGAGGATGGGGTGACGGCGGCGGCGTTCCAGTTGACCGCTATCGAAATGCAGTTCATTGAGTCCCGGCATTTGAACCGGGAGGAAGTGTGCGGCGTTTACGACACCGCCCCACCTATCGTTCACATTTTGGATAAAGCGACGTTTTCTAACATATCGGCGCAGATGAGAGCCTTTTACCGGGACACTATGGCCCCTCCCATTGAGTTGATCCAGTCCGTGATGGACAAGTATGTGGGTTCGTATTGGGCGCGTAAGAACAAGATGCGTTTCGCTGTTGACGATGTGATTCGCGGCGATTGGGAAACCCGGTCGCAGTCGGGGCAGGCAGCCGTTAACTCTGGCGGCATGACCCCTAACGAGTACCGCGAGTTGATGGGCTTGAACAGGTCAAGCGATCCTAAAGCTGACGGTTTGTACGCTAACTCGGCGATGCAGCCGCTTGGCAGTCCGGTCGGTGGAGATAATTCGGATTCGTCTGATGCTAAACCGGCTTTGCCTGCGGCTACCCCGGTTGCCGCTATGAACAATGGCCGACCTTCTTCGGTTCCCCGGCTGAAACCTAAGCCTTCGGGTCTGATGGGTCAACCGGCTAAACCAATTTCGGCTTCGGCCCCTCCTGGGCCACGGAAGCCCAGCGATCAGCCTAAACATTTGCGGCGCGTTAAGGGCGAGCTAGGCCGCGATAAAGACATTAAGCATGTTGCTGAGCGTCTGTTCGCGGAGTATCCCGACGACTGGCAAGACATTTTGCGAGCGGTGGAAATAGCCGTCCGTGACCAGCATGAAAGGCATGAACTACATGACGCTTGATTTAGAGCGTAAGTCTATCGACGCGGTTGTTGAGGACTCTGACACCGGTAAGCCGCATGGCGGTTTTACTGCCGTGCTGTCTACCCCTTCGCTTGATCGTGACGGCGATGTTTTGTCCCGCGAGGAATGGGTTGAACCGCTCCCCGGACGGCTACCACTGGACATTGACCACAACATGACCGTTGAGGGCACTATCGGTAGTTTCCGGCCTTATTTCGATGATGAGGGCCGTCTGATGATGGATGCCACCTTCGCTTCGACTCCCAAGGCGCAAGAGGTTCGCACTCTGATTAAAGAGGGCCACATTAGCAGTGTGTCGGTCGCTTTTATGACTGACCGTTCCAAGAAGGACGGCACGCCTCGACGTGAGCTTTTGAACGCCGGGGTTGTTGCGATTCCGTCAAACCGGGACGCGATCATTTTTGATGCTAAGGCCGCGACTTACGCACCGCCGAAAGCTGTCCAGTCCGAAGCTAAGCGTGCTTTGGCGTGGATTAAAGAGGGCCACGCGGGTCAAGGATTCACTGACACCGGACGTAAGCGTGCCGCCGATCTTGCTGCTGGCCGATCTGTTGGCCGAGACACTATCGGTCGTATCGCCAATTTCTTAGCTCGGCATGAGGGCGACAAGCAGGGTAAGGGGTGGAGTCCTGGTGAGGACGGCTACCCGTCGCCTGGTCGCGTGGCGTGGGCTGCGTGGGGTGGCGATCCGGCTAAGTCATGGACAGCTTCAATTCTTAAATCCGACGAGGGGAAAGCTGCGACAGCAGATGAGGACATAATGGACGAATCTTTTGACAGCAAGGCAGCTGATTGCCAGTGCTGGGAAGGCTACGAGAGGGTGCCCGGTACTACGCCGTGCGCCCCTGGTTCGTGCCGCAAATGCGATGCCGCCGCCAAAGACCTTGAGGCCGAGGTTACGACCAAAGCTAACGGCGATATGGCGTTGATTCAAGCTATTCACGACGCTTCCTGTCACATGGGGGCGATGTGTTGCGAATCGGCAGACGATGAAATGGCCGAGATGGACGAAATGGCTAACGATAAGCCTAAGTCCGTTAAGGGCGTTGACCTGCCGTTCTCTGTGGGTATCACCTTGGATCAGTTCAAGGTGGCCCTAAACGAAATCACTACCAGTTACAAAGTTTCTGACACTTCCGACGACAGCGAACCAGCTGCCGCCGACGAGCCACAGGGTAATTCACCCGCTGACCCTCCCGCCGATACCGCCGAGGAAACCGCCACCGATTCGGTGCCCGTTGACTTGCCCGTTGATGCCGCTGGGGATGCCGCTGAGTCCGAAGTGGTTCTATCTAGTGAAAAGCGTGCCCGCAATCTTGCAATGGCAATCTTTTCGCAAGAAGTCCTTTCGGACTAACCCTTTCCATAAAACACTAATAGGAAGTTAACAATTCAATATGTCTAATGAGGCACAGTTGAAAGCCCGTGGCCGGGAGATTGCTACCGCCATTGAGGAAATCAACAAAAGCGATATGACTGAGGCCGAGAAGGGTGCGGCTCTCGACAAGGTGCAGGTCGATTGGGACGCGCACATGCTGTCGGTTAAGAACAGCGAGCGTGCATCCGAAATGGCCGCTAAGCTGGGCGAGACTGGCAACATGCGTGAGGTTGAGGGCGAGGGCACTGCCTACGTTCCGCAGCTTGAGGTTCGCAACCTGGGCCAGATTCGGCGCGAGCTTGGCACCGCCCTGCTTCGCCACCCAAAGTATGTTGAGGCGTTGAAGTCGCTTGACGATTTCAAGAAGCCTAAGAGTGAGTTTGATTTCACTTTTAACATTGAGGCTAAGGACGCTACCGCTACCAACAACATCATTGGTGAAGGTTTGGCTGGCAGCGGTTCCGCTGTTACCGGCCCGTCAGCGGTCGGCCAGAACCCGTTCCTGGCCGGTTCGGTGGGCGCGGGAATCCTCCCGACGTTCATCCCCGGCATCGTGCAGCAGTTGTTCTACAACCTGCATGTGTCCGATCTGATTTCGTCTATCCCCGTTAGCACCCCCGATCTGTCGTACCTGACCGAATCGCTGGCGGCTAACAACGCTAACAGCGTTGCAGAGGCCGGGTCGTACCCGTTCTCTAACGAGCAGTTCAGCCGGGTCTACGAGCAGGTTGGCAAGATCGCTAACGCTGCCGTGCTGACCGACGAGGTTATCAAGGACGCTCCGCAGCTGTTCAGCTTCATTCAGGGCCGGTTGCTTGAGGGCATCCAGCGTCAAGAAGAAGTTCAGATTCTCGCGGGTAGCGGCTATCCCGGCGTTAACGGTCTGCTTAACCGCAGCACCGGTTTCACCAAGCCGCAGACGATCACCGCTGTTAGTAACGTGGCGTTCCCGAAGTCCGGTGAATCTGGCGCGTTTGTTCAGCAGCAGACCATCGCCTCGCTCACCTACGGTCGTAAGATCACTGGTGCTAGCACTGGCGTTTACCCGACTGCGGTTGCTATCGCAGAAGGCGTTTTCGCTGCTCTGGTCGATATTCAGCTGTCGGTGTTCAATACCCCGAACGCTATTCTGATGCACCCGACTGACTATGCTGTCATTAGGCTTGCTAAGGACACCGCAGGGCAGTATTTTGGCGGTTCGTTCTTCGGGCAGAACTACGGTGTTGGTGGCGGTGCTGGCGCGTCTGTCAGCAACCCCACAACCCTGTGGGGCATCCCCGTCGTTACCACGCAGTCACTTCCTCCGGGCACCGTTCTGGTGGGCTACTTCGACAGCAGCACCATCCAGACCGCTCGCCGCGAGGGTGTGTCCATGCAAATGACCAACTCCAATGGAACCGATTTCGTTTCCGGCAAGGTCACCGTTCGCGCCGAGGAACGCCTGGGCCTGCTGGTCTACCGTCCCTCCGCGTTTGAGCTTATCCAGCTGGTTAACGGCTAGTTAAGGCTCTCGGGTCGGCGGGGGTGCCCTTTCGGGGGCACTCCCGCTGTCCTTTTGTTGATTGAAAGGTGGATTAAAAGTGAGTACAAACATTTCGTTTGTGGACGATTACACGCTAAGCCTGGTTCGCCAGTCCGAGCCTGTCGCCAGTTTCTTCGCTATTCCAACCGGCAACCCTGCTGCTACGGCCCCCGTTGTGGAGCCGGAAGTTGTGGGCGACGAGGTTGAAGATGAAGAAGAAGACGATGCTGTGACAGCTAAGGTTGTTAAAACCCCGGCCCGTCGCAAGGCTAACGCTGCCCCGACTGAGGGTGTTGAAACGAAGTGACCGCGCTCGCCAGTTCCTCAGATTTTGTTTCCAATTCCTACGATGCGTCGGCAGTGACGCGGGCTATCAATTGGGCAACTTCGCTTATTGCTAGCTATTGCAATCGAAACTTTGATCTGGTGACCGGCGATACGGTAACGGTTAGCCCTATTCGGGGATCGGCATTTTTGCCGCAATTCCCGGTGGTGAGCGTTTCTTCTGTGTACGGCTACCTGCCTTCCACTTCGGGGGCAGGCATGGCGTGGACTGCGTTAACTAATTACCAGTATGTTGCTAGCACCGGACTCATTTACGACACAACGGGACTTCCCGGTACGCAGATAAGCGTCGGCCCTTCGTGGCCGTGGCTTCCCGGCTCGCTTAGGGTCACTTACGACCACGGCTATGCCAGCGTTCCGCAAGACTTGACCGATGTGTGTGTTCGCTTAGCGACACAGTATTTGGAGAATCCGACCATGATGGTGTCGAGGCGCGTCGGCGATATGGAAGCCCGGTTTTCGGGTAGCTCCGGTGGAACCGTTAGCAAGATTGACAAAATCATTTTGGATCGTTACGTCAACGTCGGTGTGTCGTGAACCCCGGCTCCGACTCCGTAACCTTTATCGCTTTGGGCGGGTCGAGTCGAGATTCAATGGGCAACAGGATTGTCGTGGAAACCCCCACGGTTGTTCAGGGCTGTTTCTTTCAGCCTATGCGCTTAGAGGACAGCGTTTCGGATACACAGTATGCGTCTTCGACGCACCGCTGTATCAGTCCTCCCGTCAGCGCAGTTCTGGCAATCAACCCCGAGGATCAGCTTGCCTACGACGGCGTTAGATACCGGGTTATCGGTAAGAAGGTCTTCAACACATGGAGTGGTCGAACCGACCACGTTACGGTTATGTGCGAGGAACAGAATAGCTAATGAGTGCCCAATCCCTTGTTGAAGGCGTATTCGGTCGTGGAACTATTGAACTGTACTTAGCCGATTCCGTGATAGTGCGAGAAGCACTAATGAAACGGGCGGTGGAAGTTCAGGAAATGTGGATTGCGTATTGGGAATCCTTTCCGCATCCCCATTCTAAGGTTCACATGCTGCGTTCCGGTTACATTGAGCGTCCCGGCGACTACGCTAAGTCCATTAGGATTAAGTACATGGAGCATGGGAAGTTTATGAAGGCGCGGATCACCGCGCATGATTACAAAGCCCACTGGATTGAGTACGGTTCCTCACGGATGCCCGAGTTCGCTCCGCGAGCAGCGATGCTCAGCTACTTCGGGGGGGAGACAACGATCAGTGCTTAAAGTTGACGGTTTAGCTGTTTCCGTTGAAAAGTTTGTGGTTGCCTACCTCACTCCTACGTTTGTTAACGTCGGAACCGAAATGGAATTTGAAGCCCCTAAGCCGTTTTATTTGGTTCGTCGGGTTTCCGGTTCGGAAGATATGATTTCCGATTATCCGTGTGTGTCGGTGCATGTTTTCGCCGCTACTCGCACTGCCGCGCATGATGCGGCACGCGCTATGCACGCCAAGATGAAAGCCCTTACCGCTCGCGTTAGCGTGACCGTTGAGGGAGCTAATTACGGTGTGGATTACCGCGAAGTCGAAGAAGTCCCAATTTGGGTTGACTACGACGACAAGACGGTTCACAGGTATGTGGGCCGTTACACGCTTGGCCTGCGTCTTCTTAACACTTAGGCCACCTTTCCCCAACCCCTTAACTCCCTTAGAAAAGGAATAACTGAATAATGGGACAACTATGGTCTTCGCTCTACGCCGCTGACGGTATTGCCGGTCAGGGCGACGAGTCCACCCGCATCCGTAAGTGGCTGTACGGCTCTTTGCTCGTCCGAGATTGGGTCGCTGACGGTTCCACTTCGCTTAATGGCTTTACCCCGTTCGACACCGACTACAACATCAAGACCACTCTGCTTAGCGCAAGCAATCCGGGTGGGCGTTGGTTTGAGGTTGGGTCGCTGTCTGAGGACGGCGTGGAGTTCAGCCCGAAGTTCTCGACTGACGAAACGAAAATCTGGCAGTCGCGCCGCTCGCAGCGTAGCGACATTACAGAAGACGACGAGGAAGTGATGTTCACGCTGATGCAGTCAACGCCAATCGTTGACGCGCTGCGTAACAACCAGCCTTTGTCGTGGGTTACCGGCCAAGAGGTCGGTCAGATCGGCTACAACGCTGTTAAGCCAAACGCCACGGACACCGTTTACCGGCAGCTTATGGTTATCGGTGTTGACGGCACTATTGGTAACGCCGAGTATTGCGCGGAGCTTCGTCCTCGCGTGGCCTTGGCTAAGGTCGGTAAGCGCACGTTCAACTCCAAGAAGGTCGATTCGTTTGAAATGACCTACAACGTGTTCCCCGATCCGGTTTCCGGCTTCTCGGCTACCACACTGCGTTCCGGCCCGTCGTGGGTTGCGTCCGGTGGTGCGGTGGTGTGGCCGTCGCCGCAGACCGCCCCTGTCGTTTCCGGCCTGCTGGCTGGCGGCAAGGCAACCATCACGTTGCAGCAGCCAGCATCGTACAACGACCCGTTCACCTACACGGTTAAAACGTCGTCTGATTCGGGC